GGCGCAGGCGTTTGCGAAGAAAGAAGCTGCGGCTATGAAAATTCTATCCGATAAAGGATTCAGCGAGAAAACCGCAAAACTGATACTCAAAGCCGAGCGCGAGAGCGTTGATGGACTAGAGATTGACGAAACAGGCGCAGTTAAGAACTCGGAAAAGTTTATCGAACCGATTAGCAAAAATTACGCTGATTTCGCATCCAAAACGGAACAAGGCGGAGCGCAAGCGGCAACACCTCCAGCACCGACAGCACAGAAGCCCGAAACGCTTGCGAGCGCTGTGGCTGAAAAAATGGGAATAAAAAATTAAAAGGAGATAAAAAACTATGGCAATCACATTAAATGACATCAAAATCGGAAGAGCCGATAAATACGACAGAATGGTAATAGACACCTTTGTGCGCAAATCGGCTATACTAGCGGCAATGCCGTTTGACAACTGCATTTCGCCGAGCGGTGGAAGTACATTAACATACGGTTATATCCGTCTGAAAACCTCACCTGCGGCAAAGGGCAGAGCTATTAATAGCGATTATACCGCTGCGCCCGCAACGAAAGAAGCGGTAACAACCGACCTGCAAATTATGGGCGGAAAGTACGAGATAGACAGAGTGTTGGCAGACGCGGCGCCTGACGAAATCGCATTTCAGACCGAGGAAAAAATACAAGCAACGGTTAACCGTTATCATTGGCTGTTTGTAAACGGCGATAAAGATAACGCAACAGAGTTTGACGGACTGGCTAAAATAGTCGACGGAAGCGTTACGGATTTTGACGGAAGCGGAATTGACCTTTCCAAGATGGACACGGCTGCTGCGTTAAAAATAACCGAAGCACTCGACACGGCTATATTGACAATGAAAGAGCGTCCGACTTACATTCTCGCAAACAGTAAAGCGATTGTAAAAATTCAGTCAGCCGCGAAAACGCTCGGATACATCACTCAAGCGGAAGACGCGTTTGGAAAGCCAGTAAGAGCATACGACGGTATTCCGATGATTGACCTCGGAAGGTATTACAACGAAGACCTCGGAAGCGACACCGAAATTATCGGAATCGACGACGCGAGCGGAAAGACTGACATATATTTAGTTGCGTTGTCAATGAGCGGCGCGCACGGAATTACGCTTAAAGGCGATAAGGCTATAACAAGCAGATTGCCGAATTTCAGCGAAGCAGGAGCAGTTAAGTCCGGCGACGTTGAGTTCGTTGCGGGCTTGGCGGTTAAGAACACACGCGCGATTGCAAGAATTAAAGGCGTGCAAGTACAGGGGACGCTTAGCACTCTTGGCAGTTTGACTGTTGCGGCGAATTTGAACAAGGTGACCGTTACACCGAACAAACCGAAGATTGGCAACGCGTATTATTACGCAACGGCTAACGCGTCGATTAACGCTCCGACAGTTAATACTGCAATCAATACGAGCGTTTATACCGCATTGCCCGCTAACGGAGTAATTGCGTTGAGCGCAAATAATTACGTGCAAGTAGTCGAAGTTGATAGCACTTCGCTTCTTCCCATCGCAACCGGGCAGTCGAAATATACTGCTGCATAGGAGTAACTAAAAATGTACGCAACATTATTGGCTTGTAACAATTTTTTTGAGCGCAGTGCGGAGTATGGCCGATATACCATCTCCGAAAACACTTTGGCCGTGCGCGGCGATTATAAAGCGGGTCAGTATGTGCGTATTATGGATAGCTTGCTAAACGACGGTGTTTACAAAATAAGCACCGTCGAAGCAGGCAAAATTACGCTAAACGCAACGCTCACCGACGAAGAGTTCTGCGGGTATATAGTCGGACTGGCTATACCCAATGAGTTTATAACACTGGCGGCGAAAGTCGAAGCGTTCACAAATCGCGGAATAGCAAGCGAAAGCATACCGAATTATTCTGTATCGTTCAACGCTAAAAACGGCGTCGAAGCGTATCGAAGCGACTTGCAGGCGTACATGAAGCCGTTCCAGTCAAGGTATTATTTCTTGCGGTGGGTGCGGATTTATGATTGATGTAAAAATTGAAAATAACACTGCGAAAGTTCTCGGCGAGTTTGGGTCGGCAATGGGTCGCGCGTTATATGCAATAGGCGTATCGGCGCAAGGCGATGTTGTAAAATATATGTCAAAGCCAGATTTCACCGGGCGCGACATAGTTGACACTGGCAGATTGCGCGGAAGCATATCGTTTGTGACACCGGATGAAGAAAGCGGAGTATATGACAACAATGCTGACAGCTCGGACGCGTTGAGCGGCAAAGGCTTAGAAAATACCGTAATAATCGGAACGAATGTTGAATACGGCGATAAAGTCAACAACGGAACGAGCAAACAAAAAGCGCGCAAATTTATGGAAAACGGAATCGAGCCTAACTGGGATAAGTATCAGAAAATTGCAAAAGACATATTCGAGGGCAAATTATAATGATACAAGATTATTTCAAAACGATTACCATAAAACGGCGTGTTAAAACTCCTGACGGGTTAGGCGGTGCGACAACGGCATATAAAACGCTCGGAACCGTGCAAGGCTTATTGGAACGGTCAAGTTCGACCGAACGATTAATTGCAGCACAAAGAGGGTTGACTGATATCTACACATTTATAACGGATACGAGTGCGAACAGCATAACTGTACAGACTGGCGACATTGTTATCGGAAACGGAATAACGGCAATATTGAAATCATCTAAACTACAAGGGCAATCCAAATCCGAAACAATGAAAAATATTGCACAGTGGGAAGCTGAAAACTATGTGGAAGGTGCGTAATGGTTAATCAAGCAACGGCATTGATAGCGTGGTTGAATACGATATTGACGACCTATCAAGAACCAGTACCCGACACAGCGACATTACCGTATATCTCGCTTGGGTTTGAGCAACCGCGAAATTCCGAACCCGTTATACAACAATTAACGATTTGGACGCGCTCGGAAAATAGTTATGCTCAAGCATACGGATACGCGACAGCAATCGAAACAGCACTGGGCGAAGTCGGAATAATTATTGACGGAGTTAACTGCAAACTCTGGGTTAAAAAAGGCAGTCCGTTTGTGCAGAACAGAAACGATGACGAGCGGACAATTCGCGCGGTTCTTGTAAATTTAGAAATATCATATTATTACAATTAAAGGAGATTAAAAAAATGTTAACAGGAGTTACAAGTAATACGAAGCATAACTACCAGCTCGGCGCAGGTGTTGTTTGTACGAGCTTCTCGAATGGTGTTATTTCCGGAATAATCGGGGCGACAAGGGGCGGCGGTTCTTTTACGGCTGTTCCGACAATAAGGCAACCCGAAGTTGACGGATTGCCCGATAACACAAAGGACTTCAAGATTATAGATTTTTGGGTGGCGACACTCACAACGACAATTTTTGAAGCGACCGAAACATCTATAAAATTGGCACTTGCTGGCGGTTCAGCTTCCACATCCGCGAGCGTTACGACAATTACCGCAACGCAAGGAATTATTCCGACAGCGTCGTATGCTGATTTATGGTGGGTTGGCGACACTTCAGACGGTAACAAGATGGCAATTAAACTTTCAAACGCGCTCGGCTCGAACGGATTCAACTTTAATTTTGTCGACCGTGGCGAGGGAACTTTTGAACTACAAGCTATTGCGCATTATAGCGTTGACGCGTTAAGCACACCGCCTTTCACGATTTATCTCGATAAGACTACTTCGCCGACTTCGGCTGTTGCGCTTTCTTCGATTGCGCCGGCTGACGGCTCGACTGGAGCGGTTGCAACGGTTGTCCTGACATTTAACAATGCGATCTCGACCGAAAACGTATTTATTACGCTTGCTTCGGACGGGTCGATTATCGCAGGCACAAAGGCTTGGGATAGCACAAGAAAGATATTGACATTCACACCGACTACAGCGTTTACTGCGGCGAAGCATTATGTAAACATTGTAAGTGTCGTTGATATTTACGGGCAAGCGTTGGCAAATACGATTACTGATTTTACAGTAGCGTAAACAAATTATAGGGCGGCGTAAAAACCGCCCTAATTCAAAAAAATGAGTGGAGACCATAAAAATGAATTTAAGCACAGATAAAGCAGTAGATATATTAATTGAGATTACGCCGTATGTCGCTGATATAATCAACGACAGCGATTTGCGCAAAGTTATTGACAAGTACAAAAAAACGCCGGCGAAGCAGATAGAATATTTTGCGGAGTTGATACCGGCATTCTTAAAAAAACACCGCGAACCTGTTTACATAATTCTTGCGGCGTTGAATGAAACGACCGTTGAAGAAATACAAGCTCAGTCTTTTGCCGTTACGGTTAAGCAGATTAAAGAGATAGCAAAGGATAAGGAATTAATTAGTTTTTTTACATCGTTAGCCAAAGCGGAATAAAAGACGGTTTTGGCGATTATAACAGCACGATTGCGGCTGGGCGTGTTTTATCGGTATTAAACCGAATAAACAGACCTATGCCGATTAAATCGCTAATAATGTTAATAATAAATGAGATAAGAAACGATTTTGTAAAGTCTGTATACGATAAATACATAGCCGATTTAATACGCGTTATGGCAATGAACAAAAAAATTGACGATAACGGCAACAGTTGGAGCGAAATTTACGAAACCGTTATTGGAGTAAATAAAGTAGAACATACGCCCGCGCAAGATGTAATAGCGGATATTATGACACGGCACGGAATTAAGTTTGCAGACGAAGCCGAAGCAAGACGGATTTTAGGAGACAAAGCAGATGAATTTATTCAACCTCATTGCGAAAATAACCCTTGACGACAAGGATTATAAAAAAGGAATAAATTCCGCTGAAAAGTCTGGCAAGTCATTCGGGCAGTCATTAACAAGTGGCTTAAAAGTTGCGGGCAAGGCAATGGCGGCGTTATATACAGGTACGGTCGCTGTTGCTGCGGCTATTGCTAAGGTTACATTAAATTCGGCAAAATACGGCGACGAAATTGCAAAAGAAAGTCAAAAATTAAATATGTCGACTGCTGGCTATCAGAAGTGGTCGACAATGCTCGAAATGGCCGGAACTTCCATTGATGTTATGTCAATGGGAATGAAAACATTTACCGGTATATTAGACGAAGCGAGTAAAGGCAATGCAACAGCTTTATTAACCTTGCAAAGACTTGGACTTGGATATGAAGATTTTGCAGGATTATCCGTTGAAGACAGCCTTAAAAAAGTTGTAGAACAATTTCAAAGGATGGAGCAAGGAGCGGAGAAAACGCAACTTGCTGTTGATTTATTCGGACGGAGCGGTCAAGAACTATTGCCGTTGTTGAATCAAGAAGTCGGAAGTATTGACGAACTGTTCAAAAGCTACGAAGAATTGGGTTTAATAATTTCGGACGATGTTCTAAGAGCAAGCGAAGATTTAGACGACCAGTTATCATTGCTTAAAAAGTCATTCAAGGTTGCTGCGGTTAATATTGGAACGGTATTTATGCCCGCAATAAGCAAGGTTGTTGCAGGCTTACTTGATTTAGCAAGAGGTTCGGCAGGAGCGGGCGAAACGCTCAAGACCGGAATAATTAATGCAATTAATTCGGTTATTGATTATTTGCCTAAAATCGGCGAATTCGCGGCAATGATTATTCCGCTTATCGTTGATACGGTTGTATCGACTTTGCCGCAATTATTACAAGCGGCGATTGATATAGTTGTAACGCTTGCGGATATGCTTATTGAGTATCTGCCCGAATTGATACCAGCGGCAATCGGAATGATATTAACGCTCGTGCAGGGTTTGGTAAATAATTTACCGTTATTGATTGATACGGCGATAGACTTAATACTTGCGATAGTTGACGGATTAATTGCTTCTTTGCCGATAATAATTGAAATGGCACCGCAGATAATAGAAGCGTTAATAAACGGAATAGTTTATGCAATACCGCAATTATTAGAAGCGGCGTGGGCTATTATTATTGCACTAATTAATTATTTACTAGACCCAAACAATTTAGTAACACTTGCACGTGCTGGGATATCAATTATCATTGCGATAGGAAAAGGAATAATTGACAATGTTAAGAATTTAATTGATGTCGTACCAAAAATATTTAATGCTGTAAAAGATGCGTTTGCAAACAGCGGTTGGATAGACATTGGCAAAAATATGATTAACGGCATAATCACGGGCGTAAAAAATGCTATTCCCGCAATGATTGATACATTAAAAAATGCTGGGCGTAAAGGACTTGATGCTGTAAAGGACTTTTTTAAGATAAAATCACCGTCTAGATTGTTCCGCGACGAGGTGGGGCAATATATCCCGCAAGGCATCGCGGTTGGTGTAGAAAATGAAATGCCAGACACGGCAGATAGAATTAAAAAGTCGATTAAAGACAACACGGACGTTGACGATATGGTTAACGGATTTAATACCATTAGCCGAATGAGAGCAAATAACTCACAGCCGATACAATTAACTGTGCCTGTGTATATTGGAAATGAGGAATTAAAAACATATACATATAAAGCGGTCGACAGCGGGATGAAACAGCGCGGGTTGCGTGATTTGAAAACGACGGGAGGATATAACACTTGATAAATTTAGGCGGGTATGATTTCGAACTCGGAACGCTTGCGAGCAATCCAAAATTTGGATATATAACCGAATACAGAGAATATAAAACTGTGTCTGGTAAAATTAGGCGTGACGTTAAGGGCAAACGTTTTCAAGGTACGTTTTCTTATGGGTATTTAACTGCAACGGAAATAAGCAATTTAAATTCGTTGTTGGACGCACAAAAAACAGCTGGATATATCTCTGCTGAAATTGAAACAGCGGACGGAACGTTTGCGGGCAATGTATTCTTGACGGTTGACGACACGCAAGTTAGGTTTTCGGCGGGTAAATGGATTAATTGGAAAATTGTTGTAACTGGGGTTGATTTAGTATGAGTATGTTCGATGGCGCGAAAGTATTATATAAACTCGTCGACCCGTCGATTGCT